GACTGTATTGCAGTCCGGTATGCTTCGAACCTGGTTTTGTGGTCCGCCCTCAAAATAGCATTGACGTTGAACTTGATGTAATAGCCTTCTGCCAGCTCATTGTCTGTAAACAGCTTATATGTCAGTTCCTGTTCATATCCGGTCAGGATGTCCATGAGCGTGTCAATATAAAACTCACGCTGCTGCTCTGTGATGTTGGTGTGGGTTGCCCGGTCCAAGTCATTCAACTGATGCATCTTCACGCCAAACGCAGCCGCGATCTGCCGGATCGTCAGTTCGGTGTTTTCCAGGAACTGCGCATCGGTCATTTTCAGGCTGATAGGTTCGAATTTGTACCCTATTGGCAAGAGTGCCACGCGATTGGCGTTTTTGAGCCCACTGGACATTTGTTCGAACTTTTCCCGGAACGTGTTTTCGGCTTCAGGGCTCAGGTCTCCGACATACTGTACAATACCCTTGACCTGCATGCCGCTTTTGAAACTTTTATTGATGAACTCACTTGCAGCACCGGCATTTTCGATGGTTTTTTGCAACACTTCAAGCGGCGTCATGCCGACGATGCCGTCAAGGGTCAGCCCTTTGAAGTGCAATACCTCGTCAGGCTTGAGCTTATACTGCTGCCCCAGGTTGTCCGTGTAGACATACCACATCTTACCCTTCCCGGGCAGCAGACCGACGTCGTCGATCCATATCTCCATCCTAGTGCTATCCAATGGATATAAGCCTATCACCTTGCCGGCATCGGCGCCCCGGGTAGCGACGTCTATCCATACATAGCTGTTTCCATGAATCAATCGCTGGACCTCGACTGCTTTTTTGAAGTCCCTGGCGCTCATCCATGGGTTGGGCCTGGTTTTCAGCAGCGGCGATAGAGAATGGCTCGCTTCGCCCGGTTTACCGTCCTGCTCCCGGTATATTTTCAGCGGCAGCTTTCCAACAGCATCGGCCAGGATGCGGATGCAGGCGAATACAGTTGCCTCCTTCATGGCGTTTTTACCCTTGAGATTCAGTTCGTCAAGGTTTATGCCGAGGATTTCCAGCAGGCGCCGGTCGTTTATATCGTATTTTTCGCGCGTATCTTGCGCTTTCGGCTTAAATATTTTATTCCAGAATGCCATTTATCCACCTCCTAGCCCCAGAGTTTCTCGAGGAATTCCTCGTTTGCATATTGCGACACATCAACTTTCTGCGCGTCCTGCATAGCGCGGGCCATGGCGTTTATCATTGCGACGATCAAGTCGATTTTTTCTTTGCATTTGTTTTTCATGGGCTTGATATTGCCGTTTCCGTCGACCACGATCACAACATTGCCCCAACACCAACGCGCCACCGGATGAGCCTCATGCGTCAGCTGACCTGTTTTGGCCAGACGCTCGATTTCTTTCATTGGCGGAGACATATGCGCCATTTGCTGAGGCACTTCCACAACCGTAATGCCGTTTTTTATAAGCCGTTGTGTCAGCATGCGGCTGTTCCATGGGTCAGTATCAACCTCGACAATTTCATATTGCTTGTTCAAAGCCAAAATTCTGACTTCCACAAACTCATAATCAACGACATTACCGGGCGTGGCATGCAGATATTTCTGCTTAACCCATTTGTCATATGGCACCTGATCCCGTTTCACACGTTCCTTCATGCTTTCTTCCGGTATCCACGCTTCAAATATTGCCCGCCAGCCGTCAATGCCATCCTGCGGCGGGAATAATAAACATGCGCCAGTCAAGTCAATAGTGCTTGATAGGTCAAGTCCAAGATAACATTTTTTGCCCACTAATTCCGCTGGATTCCAATCTCCGACGGTTGAATCCCACAGCGCCAACGGAAGCCACCCGATACGTTTCAGGGACACCCATTGATTAAGGCGCAACCATCTGAAAAGCTTCTCATTGGCCTCATCATTTCTTGCAGCTATAGCCTCCTTGCGAACTGCTTCAATGCTAATCGTAACGCCCAGGGATGGATTTGCTTGATACCAGACTTTTTCGTCGAATATGTCGCAATCTTCAGGCGCACCATATATCTTCACATACCAATAAGGGTCTGTAATTTCGCCGTCTTGTATCTTTCGTGCATACTCGTGCTTTTCCCAGCCTATTGAGTGTCTGTCAGGGTCATCTCCTGCGGTGGTAATCACCCACCAAAGCGGTTCTTTTCTGGCGGCGCCGGAACCAAAAGTCATGACATCCCACAATTCCCTGTTGGGTTGTGCGTGGAGCTCATCAAAAATAACAACCGTAGGGTTGATACCGTGCTTTGTATATGCCTCAGCCGAAAGGACTTTTAAGAATGTACCGGTTTTCCTGTTAACAATTAACTTCTTGCTGTCAGTAATTTTCAGCAACTCTTGCAGATCCTCATTTTGCTCAATCATCTGAAGCGCCGCATTGTATACAAGGCCTGCCTGCTCCCTGTCGGCCGCACAACAATATATCTGACCACCAGGCGGGTCCATAGTGAGATGGTAGAGTCCCAAGGCAGCTATCAATGTCGTTTTTCCGTTTTTCTTTGGAATCTCCAGATAGGCATATTGATACTGCCTGAGGCCCCGCTCATTGACTGTACCATACACATCCCAAATAACCTTGTGCTGCCAGTCCTGCAGCACAAATGGCTGGCCATAAAAATCATCTGTCAGGTTGAGCAGCTGGACAAATTCTATTACTTCCAGAGCCCTTTGCTTGTTGAACATGACTACTTAGCATACCTTTTTTCAATCATGGCAGCCATTTTGGATGTTTCTTTCTTTTCGGGCTTCTTTGGGATGGAACGGAGCGCGGACTGGATGGTCATAATATTCTCCTTGGAGATATCCAGGATCATCTTCCGCTTCTCCATGATCTTTTTATCACATGCGAATATGCGGTCCTGTAGTTTCCCCTTCTCCATCGTATATTCCAGAAACTCAAGCTTGCCCTCCTGGTATGCAACGCCGAGTTCCTTCAGGTCCGCATACAACCGCTCTTTCATCAGCTCATACTCCTTGCATTCGGCATGAAGTAAGCAATGAATGTTGATGATGTTGCCGGATAGGTCATCATCCTTACCGATCGCACGGAGCAGCTTGCGGATCCGCTGAAACTCTTTGTGTGCTATCGGGTTGGCCTTAACTTCCGGACACTCCTTCAGTTTATATCCAGTCAGCAGTTCGGCTTCTGCTTTCTGTCTCAATTCCTTCTCAGCTTTTGTCCTGTGACCCTGGACCAGGGAAATTGGTTTTGGGGGTCTACCTCCCGGCATAGGTATCACCTCCTTTAGTTTTGGGAAAAAGTTTCGCGCTGAGGCGGTCGCGTGGCATCCTCGGCAGGCTCGCAAAATTTTCGAACCCGCCCTAGGCCCCGTACCGCCTGCGGTCCTCGGCCGTCTTGGCCGCATGGTGCCTATTGCACAGACACCTGAGGTTTTCCAGCGTCAGCCTCAGGTGCCAGAAATGTCGGATCGGTTTAATATGGTCCACTACATCAGCAGGCGTGATCCTGTTTTCCTTGAGACAGTCCTGACACAATCCATAATCACGGATCATAGCCTGCTTTCTGACCTTCTCCCATTCAGGGCTACTGTAAAACTCCCTGGCCTTCTGGTCCCTCTGATAGATGTCGTACTGCTTGTAGTATTCTTTCCTTGACTGTTCTGCTTTCTGAGCGCAAGCATCACAGTATCTCTGGCCGAAATCAATCACCTTGCCGCATCTGCACAATTTCATCAGTGGCATCGTACACCACCGCCTCCCACCCCTGGCATGATCTTGTGGTGTTCGCTACCCCATACAGCACCCCTGTAATAGTTGAGCCCGACGGAAAGGGGAGAACCGTCGGGCTCATATAGAATTAGGAGGTCAGAAGAATGCCAGATAAAAAAGGTCTCGCTTCCGAGACCTCTGTCAATATCATAATACCATATAAGAGTGTATCTTTTTGTATCATATTTCACATTTTGAAATTTCCCTTATTTCAGGGTTTGTCAATAATTTCAATGCGCTTGCATGAATCCTGTGGACTTGCGCCCATTGATAGTTCATCTCCACACATATCTGCTCCCAACTCATCAAATCAATATACCTCAGCCGTATCAGATAGGCTTCCCGCTCAGGCAATGACCGTATCGCAGTCTCTATTTCCTTCTCAATTGCATATGCCCGCTTCAGCTGATAGTTGATCTCGTCCTGCAGCTCCACGATTTTGCTCACCACGTCGGAGATTTTATCATCCTTTCGTGTTCCCCGCCGGCCGGGTGAGATCTGCGTCGTTACCCTCGTGGCCTCTGCCTCCAGCTCGGCCAGCCTATCCTCAAGCTTCTTTATGTTCTTTTTTATCCAGTATAACCTCTGCAATTGCATTTTTGTCATTCGTGATCATCCCCTTCACGGTTAGCTTTGTCTTTTGTACGTTTGCAGTTTCCTGCTATTGCGAATTAATCCCAATAAACATCATCAATCTCTATAAGTGCGCCGCATTCCGGACATTCAAATGTTGTTCCGTTCCAATCACATGGGTCACCTACAATACCAATGAAATCTGCATACTTAATGTAAACCTCTTCTTCGCACTTCGGACAAACAAATCTTACTTTTATGGGCTTTTGTATAACTGTTATATCAACTTTATTCATATTGGCCTCACTTCCTTCGCAAACTTTATATCAAGCGTTTTCCCGTCCAAGTCTGCATAATCATAAGCAGGTATAACATCTTTTTCAAAAGACTGTTCCATACAATCACCTTCGCAACCTATGCAGTCTCTAGCGTTTTGATGATTCTGTTCAGATACCATGCTGCTTTCTTGAGATCTTCGAGTCCGCCTTTGAGCCGGTACCTGCTTACATACTTCAGCACATTTCCAATGCAAAAGCCTTCAAACATCTCCGTCCCGAGTTTATCCTGGATATAGTCTATAACTTCAAATTTCCCTGTGGTGTAATGAGGTGGATGATCGATGATGTAATCCGGTATCGCTTTGCTAAGCTCTTTTGCAATCTCTTCCATCCTGGCCCTTGCTTCTTCTATCTCGGCATCGGTCATTCCAACATTTTCATCTTCGTATGCTTCCTCGTATTCTTCCTGATGTGCTGCGATCTTATCTGCGCTTTCGGCTGCAATCCGTTCAAAGTCCTTATGGACCTGTTCAGCAATTTCTTTGATGTCAGATCCGGACTCTTCCACATCAAGGGATATCTCTTCTCCTTCCTGCAGCACAGTAACTTCTGACTTGATGGGCTTTTTATGTCTTCCGGATTTGCCAGTAAGCAATGAAGTAACTTTCGCTATCATCATTGATTTTTTCATTTTTGGGTATGCCGGCATAAACTGCTCTGCTATCTCTTCAACACTCATGCCTTCATCTGCCATTTTCTTCACAACATCTTTTGTCAGATGCGCCATATCAGTTCCCTCCAACTCTTTAGT